AATTGTTTTCTTTTTTAAATCCTTTCACTTGTCCTTTTTTAAGTATCTGCACTATTTTACCATCATCCGCAAGACACCAATCGCCTTCTTCTGCCTTAGCCCAATCCGTTATCAGGGGCTTATCGGGATGTGCATCAAGAAACTCCTGCTCTGATTCATAAGCATAGTGTTTCTTTCCTTTTATAGTGCGGCTCAGTGCCAAATCAGTTCTTCTCCTGATTGTCAAATAAATTGATATCCAGTATTTCCAACTCAGGCATATTCTTCATCCTATACAGTAATTCTGCAAACAGCCCCATTTGTTTGGATGTTGGTTCTATAATGTCCATAAGTTTTAATTCTTTGGATATCTCCCTGCAACGTTCCAAGTTTTCGTAGACAGAGCCTATCGTATAATCACCAAATACCGCTCTTTGATATAAACTTTTATGTTCGCTCATGTTTTAATTTAATAAAAACTTGACAATAATGTTTAGCGTTATATATATTTAATTATCTTGTTTTTGTTTGTTGAAGTTTTTTTATAATAGTACTATAGTATATATAGTATATATAGTATATATTATATATATATAATATATATAGTATAATAGTATATATAGTATATAGTAGTATATAGTAATTATAGTATTATAGTATATATAGTAGTGGTAGTATCCGCAGTACCCGCTTTTGGTAAAACTTCCAAAAATTTTAAAAAATTATATTAGTATGTGCGTGTCTCTTTTTTTTACACACATACCACCCCCCTATCCGTTTCTAGGTTAGAAAAGTTGTATTGAAAAAAGCAAATCCATTATAAGCCGTTACAATTTACAATTTACAATTATATTTTAAATATCTGTAAGTTCAACAATATAAGTACTTACAGGGACTATGTATTAAATATATAAATAAATGTATAGGATACCGATCAGTTCCTTGTTTAATATTAGCCGGAGCAATTAACCAATAAATAACAAAATGCGAGATGATAAATAAACATATATTTATTAATAATACCTTTAATGTTTTACTTAGTTTATATAATGAGCTGGGATATAACACACTAGTATTACACACGTATGTAATTTTTGTTGGAACAATTGTTCAGTAAATGCATTTAATAAGTAAGTAAACAAAAGGAAAAATAAAATGAATTTAAATAAATATTATGATAAACTAATTGATTATAGTATAGCAACCGACGAAGAAATAAGACTAGTTACAGATATAAACGGATGGAACTTAGAAACATTTAACGACATACTTTTTAGTAGAACTGGCTTTAGAACTATTGATCAATACGAATTTGTAATATAACAAAAGGTTAACTGAAGAGGACTAAATGTCCGAAACGGGGACTTGCTCTCCGTATTAACCAAAAAAAACAGGAGTAATAAAATGAAGGATATTATAAAAATGATTCAACTATTGTCTAAAACTACTCACTTTTTAGTTGAAAACGATTTCGTTGATTTTGATATACACCCGAGGTCTGAAGGGCATAAACTATACTCGGATATTCAAAGATTATTGACTAAAAACGATAATGAATTACTTCATTTATGGCTGTATGAAGATAAATTAAACCCTAAAGATAATTAATTGGAACAAAACTCAATAAACATAGTATATAATAATATAATCATTAATAAACAGGAGTAATAAAAAAATGAATTATTCAGATTTTATAGAAGAAGTACAAAGCAATTTAGAAATTGAAATTGATTTTAATGAATTACAAAATATATTAAATAATTATATAGATAGCGGCTTGTTAGGTAATCCATATGGAAACGAAGAAAACGAATTTGATGAGGGCGATATTGACAATGCTTTGGATATGATTGAGACTGATTTCAATTAATTGGAACAAAACCAAATAATAATAGTATATAATAATAGAATCATTAAAAAAAAGTTGGAGCTTTAAAATGAATAAAATACAAGCAAAAAAGATTGTTGGAAGTGACCTTTCCAATACTTCTAAAATGCCTAGCAAATCATTTAATCTAAGTGCTTTAGATTGTAAGACAGGTTCTAAGTTGGTAGATGTGGAAGGTTCGGTCTGTTTTGGTTGTTATGCTTTAAAAGGTAACTATGCAAGATATAAACTTCCTACCAAGCTACAACCAAAAACCGAAAATATTAAAAAGGCAGATTGGAGTAAAGCAATGGCATATCTCATAAACAATCAAGATAATAAAAAAGATAAAAACTTTTTTAGGTGGCACGATTCTGGAGATTTGCAAAGCATAGAACATTTAAAAAAGATAGTTGAGGTTTGCAATATGACCCCTCAAATTATGCACTGGCTACCGACTAGAGAGTATAAAATAGTTAGATCTTATAAAATAAATTATGGAGAATTTCCTTCAAATTTAGTTATCCGTTTAAGTGCTCACATAATCGATTCTAAACCCCCTCAAATTCTTGATTTATGCACTTCCTCAGTCCATAAAGAATCTAAAGCAATTGGTACAGAATGCGAAGCATACAAGAATAAAAATGAGTGTGGGGACTGCCGTTTATGTTGGGATCCTAAAGTAAAAAATATTTCTTATAAATATCATTAAACAAAAAAGGAAAATAAAATCATATGCAATCAATTACAAATAAATATCTAAAAAGTTTATTTAATTCTATTAGTAGCGAATTAATAGAACTAGTAAACAAAGCAGAAAAAAGACCTTATACGACCCAAAATAATTATGGGGCTTACCTACCCTTGCTAACTAGCCTTAAACCTCAATTAGGACTAGATAATGCAGTAAAATTGCTAATTATGGCAGGCGGCAACAAGCAAGGAATATTAGAAGCTAAAAAAATATTAAAATAATTTGGAACTAATTAGATAAATAAACATATAACTAGTAACAAAACAAACAAGGGAGTAAAAGAGTGAAAAAAAATATTATTAGGGATGTATAAAAAACAAACAAGTAAAAATGGTAGTATAAGTATGTTGCAAGTAGCAAGAGATTTGGGAGAGTCAAGAGAGGATATTATAACAGCTACCAAACAGCTTGTTGTAGATGGGGATGTTTTGGTTTGTAGTTTTTTAGGTAAAAGGTTTTTAAAGTTAAATAAAAAATAATTTGGAACTTTTAATAAATAGTGTAGTTAAATAAGTAAACAAAACAAAAAAATGGAGTAAAAAGTAAAATGGATAAAGTAAAAAAGAAAAAAACAACTAGAAGTATTGACGAGGTTACATATAGAAGTTCAGAATATTTTATCTTGCAACATCTTTACTACTCAATGGGTAGCAATCGGATGAAATGGTACGAATACAAGGAACTTATAATTCCATCATTAAAAAAGGTAATATTGTTGGCCCTCAACAAACAGAGGTTAGGTACGTTACCAATAAAAGAATGTAAATATAATTGGCACGATATTGATGAGGTTATTAGAGAGATAAAAGAAAGGTATCAAATATTTGGTAATTATGAAGGTTCGGATATGGTTTTTGATAGTTTTATAATTGCTTTTGGGGGTAAGTAAGATGCAAAACACTCAAAAATCAAAATTACCCGATTTCAGCCAAGACAAAAGCTGGATCGAGATTAAAAATAAAATGGGTATCGAACTAACAAAAGAAGAAAAAAAGATACTAAAGGAGCAGTAACAAATGAGTAATATAATTGTAAATGATGCGAGGAAAAAAGCGTTGCATTGGTGGAGATCATTAAATAATGATATGAAATTCACTATGGTTCAAAATCCTCAAGTCAATAAAACAGAAATGAAAAATGTAAATGTAATAGGTAGGTCTTCTATTCAAGTACAAAGAATGTTTATTAATTGGTTAAGTTGGAAAATAGAGGAAAAGTAATTGAAAACTATAAAGCTACATATTGATAATAAAGTATATAGAAGTTTGAAAACTGAATTGATTGCTAAAAAAATGTATGATTCCTATGGAGGACTTCCAGATATTTTTACAAAGAAAGTATTGCAATTAATTGAGGAAGGTGTCGAGGAATACACCATAGAATTTAAAAATAAGGAGAAAAAATGAAACAAATAAGATTTAATGAAAAAGAACTAAACTATATATTAAAAGGATTATATGGTATGCAACAATCCTACGGAGGTGGTTATCCTCATCTAGTTGGTAAGGAAAGGTTTGCAAAGTTTAAAGATGTTCGTGCTATCATAGAAAAAATACAAAATAAAAAATAAATGGGAACTTTATTCAATCGTTAGCGTATAGTATATATAAAACAAAAAAAACAGGAGTAAAAAATGAAAGTAAATGAATTATTAAACAGATCTTGTGAATTGCTTTGCGAACTTGAAGAAGGCAATAAATATTTTTATGATTTTGATGGTGGCGAGGAACAAAAAGAAAGAGTTGATAAATTCTTTTCAGATGTTAAAAAATATATGGTAGGTAAAACTATAGTATTTGCTAACTACAAACATAATGAACCAAAGACCTCATCAAATACAAAACAATCTGCATTGGCAGATATAGAGGGTTTGGATATGATAAAAGATAGTTTATGTGCAGAGTGTGATAGTTATATAGACTATTCAGAATTAAAAGATCGTATGTGTTCCAAATGTGGACAAACATTGGATGAATGTTCAATGAATTTTGATACATTTAATGAAGAGTCTTTTGAGGAAGAGTTTATTAATTTATTTAATAAATATTATTATGTTAAAAGTGATAAACCATTTTTTGATTATGAAGAGGGTGATGATAACGGAGATTTGTTTGAGGATTCAATAGAAAATGTAAAAAAATTAATTAGAAACAGTTACAAGAGATAAAAAAATGGAACTTTTAAATAATAGTGTAGTTAGACAAGTAAACAAGGGAGTAATACAATGAAGGTAGATAAAATTAGAGATGTGGCTATTAAATGTGTAGACAAGATGGTAAAAGAAGGTATTGTGAAAGACTGTATAGATACCGACGATAATACAGAGTTTGATATACAGGACATAATTGTGGAACAGTTTGAAAAGGTTATTGACCAAATAAAAAAGGGGCAGTAGCAAATGAATATAATAATAAAAGTAGAATCAGAAGAGCATAAGCAAAAGATATTAGATGTCTTAGAAAATGCTGAAATGGAAGGGGAATTAGATTTTTGTTTTAGCGTACAAACAAAAGGAGATTCAGAAAATGAGCAGTAAATACAACGGATGGACAAATTATGAGACTTGGAATTTTAATTCGTGGATTACAAACCACGAGGGGGATTACAATTACGCTTTAAAACTTGCAGAGGACTCTATAGATAAGTACGAACTCAGTAAAAAGTTGGAACAGTGGGCAGAAGATATGGCTGATGATTGTATAGGTACAGAAATTGGCTTTATTATAGATATAATTTACAGTTCTATAAAAGAGGTCAATTTCTATGAGGTGGCTCAAAGCATTATGGCTCATCAGAAATTTGAAGAGGAGCAAGAGTAATGAAAAAAGCAATAACCTTTTATTATGATCATCATAGTGGTGAACTAGTAAGGACTAAAATACATAAGAACTTTAAAAGAGTTAATTCCTTGATGGAAGCCGATGTGCTTCAAGATTGCTTAGGTGAATTAAAGTATTTATATAATGAATCTGTTGGAAAATATTTTAATAAAGATTTGGAAAAAAACTTAAAATAAATTGGAACTAATACGAACTAACCTAGTATAACTAATAAACAAAGGAGTAATAAATGGGAAAGATAAAAGCGTTAGTGACCGAGATGGGTTACAAGGGTGCTGAGGAGTTTTTAGCACGAATTAGGGATAATTTAAAGCAAAATAAAAAGGGGAAGAGTAATGAAGCTACCACTAAAGAAAGTAGATAAGAACGATGTGATGATGTTCTTTGAACTCGACATTGAAAACTGCAAACTAAAGAGAAAGGACTTTTGTGAGATAATAGCAAGTTTCATAAATGACCCAAACTCTACAAGTGATTGGTATAGACAAGAAATGAATCTATACTTTGAAGAAAGGAACTTAGATTAATGAAAAAGGAGTATAGAAAATGCTACAAGATGTAATACACTCAGAGACAATGCCTAATAGTGGTTATTATGTATCAATCTTACTTTATTCAATTGACAAAAATGATAAGGAGTTTTTTGATAACAGAAATCATTATTATGATATTCGCATTTCTTTTAATGACGAACAAGATTCTTTCTCAGATATATATGAACATATCTACACTAAAAAAGAAGCGTTAAAACTATTCAATGTAGCAAAGCTAGATGCAGATGATATTTACCTAGAAAGGAGGAAATATGACAGCTAAAGAATATCAATTTATGAGAGAGGATTTTCTTAGGAAAACTTTGAAACTTTCAGATGACAAACGCATTGAATATACGGAAGGACACCACGAATTAAATGTTTTGTGGAACTTCGAGAATATAGGAAAAACATTAGGACTATCACCAATGAAGGTACTTTCTGTATATTTGCTAAAGCATACAAGTAGTGTATTTAACTATTTGAAAGAAGGAAAAACGTACTCAGAAAGTATTGAGGGTAGGATAAGCGACATCATAAATTACTTGTTGCTACTACTTGCAATGATAAGAACATACAAACAAAAAGGAGAGGATAATGGACACAAACGAAATGATATTTGACGAACTAGCAGATGCTTTGTTCAACGATTTGGATGATGAGTTGAACGAGTTATGTGGTCACTTGATGGAGGAGTATAAGATAAACGTGGACATGATGGCTAGAATAATAGATGCTTGGCACATCGCAAATGCAAAGGATAAAGAATGATACATTGGTTGCAATCTTTGTCAGAAAATGGATTCGATGTTTTTATTGTGGTGTACCTTGCAATACTACATCTTGCTTACCATTATTTAATGAGATGGTTTATTAAAACCGAAATTCAGAAACTCAAGGAGGAAAAATGAAAGTCCATGAATTAATAAAGACTCTTCAGAAATGCGATCCAGAACTACAAATCTTCGCTTTTCTGGACGATAGCATTCGTTCGATTGATTTTGTAGACAATACGCTCTCAGATAGGGTAGATATAACTATAGGAAAAATGACGTATGTAATGGGAAAAAAGAAGAGGGAAAAATGATACTCCTTGATATATCAGAGATACTTGTGAACATCTTAATACTTTCTATGAGTCTTGTGGCTTTCTCAATAGCAATGCTTATCATAAGTATGGTAATCTATGCAATCAATGATTGGAGAGGAAAGTGAAAGATCACATAGAATTGCAATTAGAGGTCATTCGATACGAGCAGATGGTGGAAAGAAGGGAAGAGAAGATAAGAGAATTGAAGAACGTGATTGATTCCTATGACCAGAATGACATGTTCACCTTTCGATGTTGGCAATGCAGGTCAGAGCTTATATGGGGAGGAGACCACGATATACAGGAGTTGTATGAGGATGAGTTAGATGAAGGAATCGTATCAAACTTTTCTTGCTCCAATAATAATTGCAATACTCATGTTGAGGTATATCACGTTTTTAATCAGCAAAATAAATAGGAGAGAAAAATTAATTTGGAACTTTTTAAATTTTTAAGCGTATAATAAGAAACGGCACAAATAAAAATGCCACAAAAAACAAGGAGATAGGTATGAAAAGCACAGTGCAAATTAGGAAAAAAGTTAGAAAGTACATTAGAGAAACAATCAACAATAGTAGAGTTCAAACAAAAGGATATAGGGTAGAGTACCAATGTAAACCACATAAAGGAGATTGGGATGGACACTTCTATACATTTGAAGAGTTGGTTAGAGAGCTAATAAAAATGGAAGTAGCAGATTGGGACATTTGGGTTACTACTTATGAATCAGACACTAGAGACGAGCCGAGTGGCGAATTGTGTATGCTTTATCAATACTTTAATCTTAAAAAAGTACTAGCATAAAAAAGGAGATGTGTAATGAAAAAACCAACTAAAAAAGTAATCCAAACAGCATCTGAAATAATTAGTGAGGGAGTGAATGGTATTATTAACAACGTTGGCAAAGAAGGTTGTCCAAGTGAATCAGATTTATTAAAGGCTGAACGTTTACTTGATGATTTTATAATTGGTTTACAAGGGGGCAAGTAATGAAAAGCAGAGACAAAGCTGAAATGGAACACGATATGCAGAATGTTAGAAGTTATGCAGTTGGTTTAAAGAATGTTATCCTAGATTTGAAACAGAAATGGGATGTGGATATGTGGGATGAGATGATTGTTTACTTGATAGAGTCAAAGGAGCTTGAAGATTAAGGTCTTGGAGTTATACGCTGGATCCTGTACCTTTTCTAAGGTAGCTAGGAAATATGGGCATGAGACCTACACTATTGATATGGCTGAACACGAAGGGATAGACATGGTAGCAGACCTGCTATATGTATCTCCGCACAAGATTCCCTTCAAGCCAGATATAGTGTGGGCCTCTCCGCCCTGCACCGCTTTTAGTGTGGCTTCTATAGGTCATCATTGGCAAGGCGGAAACAAGGCCTACATCCCTAAAACATCAAAGGCATACATAGGTCTAGCTCTTGTAAAAAAAGCCATAGAGATAGTCAAATATCTTGAACCTAAGTATTGGTACATTGAGAACCCAAGAGGACTTCTGAGAAAATTGCGAGTTGTAGAATATCTTCCGATTAGGAGAACTATATCTTTTTGTAAATATGGGGATATTCGTATGAAGCCTACTGACATCTGGACGAACTGCGAGTCTTGGAGACCGAGGCCAATGTGTAAGAATGGAAATCCGGATTGTCACCATGAACGTGCACCTCGTGGTAGTAAAACGGGGACTCAAGGGTTGAAGAATGCGTACGAGAGAGGTATTCTTCCTGTGCAGTTGTGTGAGGACATCATAAAAGATTTTAGTGGTTTGTCTTATGGATAATTCATATATTGAGGTATAGCTGATATGTTAAAGAAATGTTGTAAGTGCAAAGAAGAAAAACCCAAAACAGATTTCTATATCAATAGGCAAAAACCAGATGGCAGACAGCACTATTGCATGAAGTGTCAAAACAACTATCACAACAAGGAATGGTACGCAAAGAACAGAGAGTCAAGATTACAGCAGGTAAAAGAAAGAAAAGAAAGATTACGCAATCAGAACTACGAAAGAATTTTATATCTCTACTTTGCTAAGGGATGTGTGGACTGCGGTACGACAGACCATCGAGTTCTGGAGTTCGATCATGTTAGAGGAATTAAGAAAAAGTTTTATAGGACAGAGGGCGTATCTTACATGGTGAGAAGTGGGTACAAGTGGAGTACAATTAAAGCAGAGATAGATAAGTGTGAGGTGCGATGTCGTAACTGCCACAAAATAAAAACGTATAAAGAGTATGATTATTACAAGGACATACAGGCAATGATAAAAGAATATGAAAAAAATTTGGAACTTTCTTATAGTGAGGTTCGTTATAACTACAACAAAGAAAAGGATAATTAAATGTTTACTGTATTAAACAAACTAAAATACAGAATAAAGAAAGAAGTTCAGCGTATAGAAGAGCTTTACGATGCTAACCCATCTAATGAACTTTACAACGCTGAAATATATGGATTAAATTTAGCCCTTGATCATGTACTCAGAGCGGAAGCAGAAGAGTATACCGAACTAGATAAGTGGGCTGAAGAATATCAAAAAGGAAAGGAACAAGATGAACTTACAACTAGGAATAGGGCAAGAGGTTAGCATACATAACGTAGAGTCTATTGAGATGGACAAGACAATAACAATGCAATCGATCTCTGCCAAAGATAGATACTTTAGAACCATACATGTTAAGACAGAGTCTGGAGAGGTCATAGAGATAAATCTATTCTCTGATAACAAAGAAGTTCTAGAGCAAAGATAATAATGATTAAAACGGGGCAGGTATCAGGTCGGTTTTTTGCTCCACAAGTTTCCGGCCTACCCACTACAACACATCTCAGCAACCTGCCCCGTCCTCCATACATACCAAAGGAATGCAAATGAACATTCAAAAGATATATGATGATTGGTTGCGGAAAAATAATGACCTTCATCAAAAGAAAAGATACGAGGGGAAAGAGGAATGGTTTCACGCCTCCTCCTCTGGTATGTGTATGCGAAAGCATTACTTTCAACACGTTGCCGACATTGAACCTAAAGAAATTGACGAAAATACAATGAGGCTATTTAGACTTGGAGACCTTGTTCACAATGATATTCAAGAGGCACTGATAGAGTATGCAAGTCTTAATGGTTCTCAAATAATGATAGAACGTGAGATACGACTACCCGATGTAAATGTCCGAGGTTTCCTAGATGTTATTGTCGTAGAGGACAATGCACTTTACGATATCAAAACTTGTAATGCTTGGAAGTGGAAGAATCTATTTGGCAGAAGCCCTGATCCTAACCAACCAGTTAATTATAATATACAATTAGGAACGTATGGCTGGTGGTATGAAGAAGAAACTGGGAACAAATTGAAGAAACTTGCGTTATTATACTATAACAAAGATAATTCAAGAATGAAAGAAAAAGTAATACGAACATCCTACATACAAAAAGCCAAAGAGTATTGGCATAATGTGCAGGATATATTTAAAAAAGGAAATCCTCCTATCGAGCTTGGAATAGCTCCGGCATATAAATGGGAATGTAACCCTAAATACTGTAACTATTATGAGGTTTGTGGTGGAGGACTAAAAGAGAAAGGAGATGATCTATGAGCGATCAACAACCCGATTGGGATAAGATAACAGAAGGCAAGATACGACATGGTGTCGCAGTGGCCTTCATTGAGAAAGGACAAGAGCTAAACTCCGATAATATGAAAACAATGGAGAAGTGGGTACAGTTCATCATACACGGGTATCATGGAATAAAGGATATACTCGATGAGAACAAGAGGTTATCCGATAAGGAGTTAGTTAAGGAAGTAAAGGATAAATTCAATGGAGAGGTAGTAGAAGAGAGTGATGAGGTCA